GGGTGTAACTGGTCCTACTGGGTCAACAGGCCCACAAGGTGCAGCAAGTACAGTAACAGGTCCAACTGGTCCACAAGGCATACAGGGTGTAACTGGTCCCACTGGATCAACAGGCCCACAAGGTGCAGCAAGTACAGTAACAGGTCCAACTGGTCCACAAGGCATACAGGGTGTAACTGGTCCCACTGGTAATAGTAGTGGATTTGGTGCCGGAATAGCAAGTGTTTATAGTTTAGGTTCAGATCGCACTATCGGAAGTGTTACTGCTAATCAAGCTTATAGCATATTTGGGGTTGGAATTACTGTTGCTGCTAATACTTGTTATAAATTCGATCTTAATTACGCTAATGCCAATGGTCCTAATAATAAACAAAGTCTATTTGCCATGGGCGGAAATGCATCAATTACTAGTATGCAATTCTGGGTAACTAGCACCATACCCGAAGGTCCGGGAAATCAAACAATGTTGTATTTTAATACAACAAACCCCGGTACTTTAATGACTGTAGACGATGCTAACATTTCTGGAACAACTTATCCACATACAATCACAGGTATTATTACTGTTGGGAGTAATGGCGGAACTCTAATTCCTGAAGTAGGATTTAATGCTAATAGTACAGGTGTTACTACAATTAAAGGAAGTCATATGATTATAACTCCTTTAGGTAGTAATAGTGGTAATATCAAAATTGGCAATTGGTCGTAAAGACATTATTGCCAATTGTAGTCATAGAAATAGTAATATTTGGATTACTATTACTGTTTCAAGTGTTGTAACAGTATTCGGTAGGAATCTAACATAACACGGTGTATTGACGTATTGTGTTTATATAGGGGAGAGTTTGGTATTGTAATTAAATTATATTTTAGTTATTTGCAAATTAATACTAACTTTATCAAATTGTACGTAATCGATAAATATTCAAAATAATTTTTATAGTTGGAGGAACACTTTATGCGTGTATACGTAAGCAAGGACAATGTAACCACACAGTCATCATATGTTGGTTCCCCCGGAGAATTAACGATTGATCCAAGTACACTAACTATAAAGGTACACGATGGTATCACAGCCGGCGGTGTAGCAATAGGTAGCGGCAGTAACGTATCTGTTGGATCATTTGGATTTGATAGTGGTACTAGTTACAACCAAAACGACCCTGCTGTTATGTATTCTGCAGATGACATGTTGATACGTACAGGTGGTACTGCTAGCGGAGGTGGTGAAAATTATGGCCAAATACAGATAGCTTCTAGTGAAGAAACATATATAGGTCAAGCAGATAATCTAGCAGATTCTACATCCCCAACATATAACACATATCTTTATTTAGATAGTACAAGTATACAATTAAACAATAATGGTAATACTTGGACCTTTAACAGTAGCGGTACTACACAATTCCCAAACTATACATTTCCATATACACACGGTACTGCAGGACAAGTTCTTGCTGATGACGGTAATGGTACTTTATCCTGGCAAAATAATGCAGGCGCAACTGGACCACAAGGTAATATTGGTCCAACAGGACCAGCAGGCGCTGATAGTACAGTAACCGGTCCTACTGGCCCGGCAGGTATGGACGGTGCAACCGGTCCACAAGGTGGTCCGTTGACAATATCCACTCTAAACAATGGTTCTGCTAATACACAAGTATCATTAGATAACCTAAACGTTCAAGTAGCTAACCTAGGCGGATCAAATAATCAACTTCAAATTAGCCCAGTTAGCGGTTCGTTAGGTGTATTATGCGAAACCACCGAAATGTTGTTTGGAAATAGCATTGGACATAATTCGGGTATTAGCGGAGTAGCCGGGGGAACCGTTATGAATGCCGGTACTTGGTATTTTGTTGGCGGTTCCAACTACATGACCAAAGAAGGAGATGTTATAGTAGCTTACATAACTGACTATGGTAATAACCGAATGTATCGAGTTACTGCTCAACTTAGAACTGCTTCGGGCTATGCTATGATTGCTATAGAAAGATTGATATAATAAATCTGTTTAGGGAGTAAATTGTGCGTACATACGTAAGCAAACATAATGTAACAGTTCAGTCATCTTATATAGGTACCAAAGGTGAACTTACGGTTGATACTGATAGTTTTACAGTAAAGGTACACGACGGTAGTACACCGGGTGGTATATCAATTGGTGGCGGTGGTAGTACTGGTCCTACTGGTTTCACTGGTCCTACCGGCCCTCAGGGTATTCAGGGTCCAACAGGAGTTGTACCAGTAGTTGGTGCATTAAACTATGCACAAACTTTAAGTAATAAGGTAACCGTTGCTACTAATGCTAGCATACCAGCAACTGTAGTAGGTGTTACAATTACAACTACCGGTAATCCTGTTCAAATTATTGTCACAGGTGATGCTAACCCAACGCAAGCATCAGGCTGGATTAGACTACAGCTATACAGAGGTACAACTGCTATTGGGCAAATTGTACAAGCAGAATCCAGTGCTAGTAACGTAAATGTTCCGTATTGTGTACAAGTGGTTGATGCACCCAGTGCAGGAACTTATACATATTATCTAAAATTAAATGCAATAGCAGGAAGTAATTTTGACTTTGGTGAAGCAAACGGCCCTGTAATTACTGCAACAGAACTTGCAAACGTAAAAGGGCCTACTGGTGCAACAGGAAATAACGGATCTACCGGCCCAACAGGAAATACAGGTCCGGTAGGTGCAGCAAGTACTATTACCGGCCCAACAGGAAATACAGGCCCGGTGGGTGCAGCAAGTACTGTTACAGGTCCAACAGGAAATACCGGCCCGGCCGGAATTAACGGATTTAAATATACTGCTGGTGCAACTACTCCATTAAATCCAAGTGTAGGTGATGAATGGTATAATACTTCAACTAACGTACTGTATCAGTATATTAATGACGGTACATCAACTTATTGGTTAGATATCAACGGTACACCATTTACCAACAACTCTGTTACTGTAGCAAGTGCTGTGGTAAACTCAGGTGTCCCAGTTATATTAGACAATATAAAGATACAGATGGCAACTAGCGGTAACCGTAGTTTCCAAATTGCCAGTGTTAGCGGAACCTTTACAGCAGCATGTGGCGGTTATGCTAGTTATAATAGTACCAGTGCTTCATATTTCTCCGATGTGCAAATAACAGTAACCACTACCATGCAATATATAACTGCTTGGAATTTTCCGGGAGACGGTGACACTGGGTGGTATAACATTATGGATAGAACAAACAACAAATTTTATCGAATGACATTTATGGTAGGCGGCAGCTATAACAACAACTTTATTTCTATTGAGAGGTTAATATAATGGGGTTTCCTGCAAGTCCAGTTAATGGACAATTATCAACGGTTAATAACATAACTTATCAATGGAGCAGTTCAAGTAATACTTGGACTCGTACAACAACTGCAACAGGTTATGTAGCAGATTACATACAGACATGGACCAATGTTAATATCAGTAGTGTGGGGACTAATACCGACATAGTACTAAACACACAAGGGTCTGGTACAGGTATTGCATATAATACAAGTACAGGTGTTTACACCCTGACAGCAAATAAAACATACGAATTATATTTTGCCCCCCATTGGTCAACATTTAGTGATGGTACAAGTGGATTTTTAATATATACCTGGGTAGATGCCAGTTCAAATACTCCTATTGTGGGCGCAGCTTCTGGCAATGGATTGGTTGTTGGAGTTGCAGAAGCAATCAATAGAAACGTCAACGAATGTGACAATAACTCATTAAAAATCATTTATACACCTGTTACAAATCAAACAGTTAAGTTGCGTGTAATTGGTGCAACAGGTACTGCGTTATTACGCGGTGATCTAGCATCAATGGCTACCATTAGACAATTGGGCGCTAGTAGTCTAATGAGCAACGTTACGATAGGCGGTGGTGCAGCAACCACTTCAACTACCACAGGTGCAGTGATTGTCAACGGTGGTATTGGTATCAGTGGTGGTGCCAATATAGGCGGTGCTGTTAGAGTAGGTATTGGAACATTTGCAAAGACCCAGGGTGCAGGTGATATTGCACTGGATAATAATTCTACAGATACCCCGGGTGTTACGTTCTATTATGCTAATAATTTAAACTATGGACTTGATTCATTTAACCCCGGAAGTGGTCAAATCTTCCGTATTACCAAACAGCTTAACGAATCCGGCGGAGCAGAATTAGTAAGAGTTGACAGCGGCGGTAACCTAAGTGGTATTGGTTACGGTTCATTTAAATCAAGAGTGTTTAGTTGGACTGCGGCAGCTGATGGTACTCCTGCAAGCAGTCAACAAATCAACGGAACAATACAAGGTAATGCCAGTTATACTGGTACACTAGACGGTGTAATACTTACTCCCGCTAGTAATAGCCAAACAGGTAGTGTTTCATGGAACATTAGCAGCTTTGATTTTACCAAAGACTTTGTTATGGAATTTACTTGGTTCATGGGAACCGGCACAAACGCTGCTGATGGTTTATGGGTCGGAGTAGGCGGTAGTACAAACTTTGGAAATAGTCAACCCGGTGTTGCAAACGGTAGTGTTATGTTTAGATACGTTACTTACACTAATTTGTATACCAAGTGGTGGGTAAATGGTACCGCAACCGGTAACCAAATTGCATTCCACAGTGGTATTACATATAACGGAAAATGGCAAACATCGCGACTGATGTGCAGAACTGTTGGCAGCAAGCGTTATGCTTATATGTATACAGGTGACGCTAATAATCTAGACAATGCTATTGATATTACCAGTTGGTCACCCGGTGGCGGAAATGTAGTTGTTGGCGCAGCTACTGGTTCAGTAAATTCATATCAGGTATGTAACCATGTGAGCTTGGAATACATTTAATAATACCAAAATAATAACTTGATAAATCCCAACTCCTGTGGTAGTATGTATCATATCACAGGAGTTTTTTCATGACTGACTACGTTTGGTGTACATTTCAAAAAGAAGGTATACATCGTTATCCTGCCGCCGGCACTGACCCTCGACTAGAATCCGTTAGCTTCCTACAATACCCCCACCGACATGTTTTTCATTTCAAAGTGTGGGTGCAGGTGTTCCACGATGATAGAGATCGTGAGTTTATTATGGAAAAGCGTTGGATGGAAAGTCTTTATGAAGATAAAACACTTGATCTAGATTTTAAATCATGCGAAATGATTGCTCGAGATCTACAAGCACAACTTACCAATCGTTATGCAGGCGAACATCGCAAGCTGAAGATTGAAGTGAGCGAGGATGGCGAAAATGGTTGCTTGATGATCTGGGACCCCACTTATGATCTAAGATCACAGAAATTATAAGGTATTATAATGACAGTTTATATAGTCCCTATTGACCTAAAGTTTAGTAATAATGAATCTCCATTTAAAGGGAGATTTACTATAATAAGAAACATTGTCGGAGAAAAATAGTTATGAGTAATAAACTCTTCATCGTCCCAATTGAACAGCTTGATAGCCGTTATACAAAACAATGGTATGACTTTCTTCCTGCTCAACTAGAGAAGCATGGGTTAGAAGTTGTTACTATCGAGGGTGATGAGATACCACCTGAACCAACTCCTGGTGCATTCTTAGACTTTGCTGCTACCAATGTGTATAAAAGCAGCCAATTAGTTAGAATAGCACAGTTGATCAGAGAAGGTAAAGTTAAAAACGGCGACTATTTCCTATATACTGATGCTTGGAACCCTACTGTAATTCAGTTGAAGTATATGACTGAATTACTTGGAATTAAAGTTAAAATAGGTGGACTTTGGCATGCAGGATCATATGACCAACAAGACTTCCTAGGTAGAATAATTGGTAATGCACACTGGGTACGTCGAGCCGAAGTTAGCATGTTCAATTGTTACAATCATAACTTTTTTGCAACAGAATTCCATTTGGATATGTTTGCACTAGAGCTTTTTGATAAGCCAGGCTTTATACTAAAAGAAAACAACAGCTCAGTTCGAGTAGTTGGTTGGCCAATGGAATACTTAGTTGATGTACTTGCTCCATATACTGACACTAAAAAGAAGCAAAAGATCATATTCCCACATCGTATTGCACCAGAGAAACAATTAGACATATTTAAAGATCTAGCAGAATCACTACCTGAATACGAGTGGTTTGTGGCACAAGAACATGCACTTACCAAACACGAATATCATACATACCTAGCTGAAAGTAAAATAGCATTTAGTGCTAATCTACAAGAGACATTGGGAATAAGCATGTATGAGGCTGCTGTAGTTGGTACAGTACCGATGGTACCGGATCGATTGAGTTATAGAGAGATGTGGACTGATATTGGTACATATACCAGTGAGTGGACTACCGATTGGGATAGTTACCAAACTCATAAAGAACTGCTGATCGGACATATCAAGTTTCTAATGGGCGATACAACTGACATTGTTACAAAAACCAAATCCAGTGCAGTATCAGTTGGTCTTAAATTCTTTAATGGTGAGAAACTGTATCAAATTATAACTGATCAACAAAGTTAATTGACTTGACACCCACACAAAAAGCGATCATACTACACACATGGCAAAGAAATTTAAGAAATTCAGTTTTGACAAAAGTCATCTGACAATCAATCCAGAAGCCAAAGACTTCTCAGCGACTCAGAATGACTACGCAGTTTTTCTACCATCAATCTCTGCAATTTATGCAAAGATCGTCAGTATGGTACAATATAAACTCAGGGATGAAATGCCCCGAGGTTTACCAAATGGACTAAAGGATCTGGACTTCCTGGATCCCGCTAATAGTTTGTTCTACTATCCAGCAGCACTGTATTCAGCAGGACATGCTATACTTGATCCTGCTGATAGTTATGTACAAGAACGCATGGTTCAACAGCGTGATCGTAAGAATACACTGATGATTGGCGACTCTGGTGGGTTCCAAGCAGCAACAGGTGTACTTAAATATCCCTGGGATAAGAAACCTACACAGTCAGATGAGGACTTCCTCAAGGATAAGGATGCAGTACGTCTTAAACTGCTACGTTGGTTAGAAGCCACAGCAGACTATAGTATGGTACTGGATTGGCCAACCTATGCTCTGGTCAAGTTTGGACTAGATCCTAAAACTGGTGAGAGTTTGCATCCGGGTCTTAAGAGTTTTGCAGACTGTTTAAATGGTAGTTTAGAAAATCACGAGTTCTTTATCAAGCATCGCAAGGAAGGTGCTACCAAGTTTTTGAACGTTCTACAGGGACGTAATCAAGAAGAAGGTGATATTTGGTGGGCTGCTGCAAAGGATCTACCATTTGAATCCTGGGCATTCTCAAACGTGCAAGCAAGTAATTTTGGAATCAACCTGCGTAGACTTATTATAATGCGTGATACTGGATACCTAGAAGGTAGAGAGTTGCTACATTACCTGGGTAATGGTAAGATCAAAGCAGGTTGCGCATTAACAACTGTACAGCGTTCATTGCGTAAATTTGTTGATCCGGAATTAACTATTACTCTGGACGCAGCGAGTCCATTTGTGATGGTGGCTAAAGGGCAATCTTACTATGGATATGAACACTCCCCTAAAAATATTGGATTCAAGGGAGGCTCAATTCCGGACGATAAGGATCTTAAGAACAACCCCGAACTATTAAATGATTGGTTAGCTAGAAATCTTCCGAAGAAGTGTGATCCTATCCGTAGTCGCATAGGTGATTGTATTAATGTAGGAGATATTTGCGTTAGAGGATATGATGATCTAGAATACAAAAAGCTTGCATGGACTAAAAAAGAACTAGAAACAGATGAATATAAAAACTCACCCGAAGGACAAGCTGGAGATTTATTCAAATGGTCACGAGCATATAAAGAATATCTACAACATCACCCAGAGCAAGGAGGATTATTTGACTTCGGTAGTAATAAATTTGTCGATGAACGACAAAAATATCAAGTCAAATGGCCTAGCAGTTTAGATGGTTTTTCTTACCTATTAATTATGAATCATAATGTTGAACTTCATATTCAAGCTATTCAAGCAGCGAACATGTTACAGGATCGACCAATCTCAGAAGCCAAGGAATATTTAACTTCTGATCTATTGGAATTCAAGGACTTATGCCCAGAGATATTTAAAAGCGAACGTCCCATGGACCTTATTAACAAACACGCAAAAATGCTGCAACAAATAACCGGGATGGATGCAACCAACGATATTTCAAAAAACATTGAAGACATTTAATTATGTCTTCAATTTACAATTATCAAAATGCCATCTTTTCATTCCAGAATATCCTCCAACTTTTCCGCAATGAGGACATTTAGCTTCAATTTTATTAGGATTCTTTGTTAGAAAGTGATGAGTTCCATTTTCTAAAAGTCTTTGAGTTCTGGCTTTAGCAATCTCGCCGCCGCCATTCTGTTTTAACCACGGGTGTGTGCCATTTGCTACATACTTATGCATAGGATTTCTTAAACCTTGAAGATTATGTGTTCCGTTTTTAGATGCAATTCTCGAAGGATTCTTATCTCCTAGGAAATTATGTGTACCGTTTGCTACTCGTTCGGTATTTGGATTTCTATCTCCCACGAAGTTGTGGGTTCCTTGTCTAATGCGTTCTAAATTAATTTCTCTAGCTATTTCTGAAATTTTCTCCGGAGATCTTTTCATTCTTATAGCCATAAAGTAACAAGCGCCATAGTCGCCTTGGGCATAATGTATATCATAATGTTCTTGAATTGTAACAGCTTTTAAATTAGATATGTCGTTATTGTTATGATTCCCATCTATATGATGTATATCATAACTTCTACCTTCTTCATCTAAAGGTATCTGACCATAATGGTCTTCGTATATCTTACGGTAATTAACTTTACAAATTTTAGATTTTTTAGTATTATTAAACATGCTGTTGCTCCTTGTAAGCGATAGAGTCGATGGGTCTAGTACACCGTGATCGACATTTAGATTGTATAACTGTATATAATGTCATAAAATTATAATTGATATATAGTCACGTAATCAATTTATAAGGATTTTAAGATGGAAGGTTTTTTATATTTTGGAATACTGTGTTTGACATTTGCATTCACAGCTAAAGTAACAGAGATTTTTATTCCGCCAGAATATTGGTTTACATCTGGATGGGTTGTAGGTCTAGTTGTTGCTATGATATACAAGTCTATTTCAACTCCAACTACCAAGTTATGAGATATAGAACCAGAGAATTGTGCATTGTTGAAAGAGATGAGTGTGCTGACTGGTGTTATGCTAACAACGTAAAATTTCAAGAAATTAAAATCAGTATGCCTACAACATTTTGGATATCTTTTAATTTAGACAACGATAATTTATTAACGTATGCTAAGTTAAAATGGGATGCAAGGGATTTAGAACAATGAGTGATTATCAAGTAATGGCATGGTTAATATTTGTAGTAATTGCAATGTTTACTGGATTCGGTGCTGGTTATTTCATTGGATATGACCAAGCTGTTGAAGATTACAAGAAACGTCGCAGAGGGTAACTGATGAAGCAAGTGGAAATACGTGCTAGATCGTATAGCAGTAATTGTTTATATCTCACTGTGATCAATCTTGACGACTCGCATGATACCTACACCGTGTTAATATCAGATAATCAAGAAGTTGCTGCACACATACCAAAGTTAGGGTATTTGATCAGACACAATGATTGGTTAAATGACGCACAAAAACAACATGTCAAGGAATTTATCAATCAAGATGAGCCTGTGATACGAGAAGTTGGTTATCCAGTTATTGCAGATCTTGTGAAATTTGCACACAATGGTATGCCAGGTGAAGAAATTTTGGAATTGTTCTATGGTAAAGATTGGAAAAAGAGCGAGTTCGGAAAACGCAAGGGTGTGAAGAAAAAAGAAGAATTTGTATCAAAATTTCCCATGGATTTATCAGCTTGGAACGATTAATTACCATTTTAGGCTCTTGACATAGTATCTAATCACTATATTATAAAATGATCAAAGGTTGTTACTTATTCAGAGAGGTAATCATGATTAAGGATAAAATTCTTTCGATCAAAGAACGAGTTGACTTTCAAACCGCAGGTGTTGTAAGTATTGTGGGGTTATATAGTTTAGTCGGCTATTTGCTTTTTTCAGAACCTCCTGCACCCGTTGAAGATATAGCCAGTGGTAAATTTGAAATCAGTTATCCAAAAAGTTTTGAACCCGGATCATTTCCAGTTTTACGAGTACATGGACTACGTGCAAGTCTAAGCGATGTAGAAGAGTTTGCTACCATATCACCCACAGTTAAACTGAATGATCCACGAGATACTGAGCATGCCGTACAACGTGTAGCATGGAAGAAAGATTTAAAACCAATCAAACCTCAGGCCAAAAGTTTTGTAGATGATGATCAAACCGCTGTTTATGATATCAGCGCACATACAGTTTATCTACCAAATGGACGAGCGTTAGAAGCACATAGTGGCCGCGGTGTGTATATGGACCAAACAAAATTTGTGCATTTGAAAAACTTTGGACCAACCCCGCCGCATGTTTATAAACTTTCATATCGCGAACGACTGTTCCACGGTGTACAAGCTCTACGCCTAACACCACGTAGTGAGAGAGAGATTTATAATAGAGATGGACTATTAGCACATCCTTACTTTTTGGGCAAGCGCGGTGATTCAATGGGTTGTGTGAGTTTTAAAAATTACAACCAGTTCTTGGAAGCATACAAGCGTGGAGAATTTACACGCCTTGCTGTGGTTAAGAGTGTAGACTAATAATGACCACAGAAGTTGTTCTAATGGATTTAGAATTAAACTATTGGACAGATGTTGCACTAAAAGATCAAGAATTTGACGGACTAGATTGGTTTATTTCCAAAACTGTGTGGGATCAACCATGGTATGATTGGATTAAAGAATATGATCTTGAATTATTCTTTAATTCGCATTACAGTTGTGAAACAGATATTAGAACTTATAGAATTATGACCAAAATGCCAACAGAGTTAGAAACATATTGGTTATTGACTTGGGGATATGCTTGTATCAAAAAATAGAGAGGCGTTATGAACAGAGATTATGAAACCGGAACCAAAGATGATGTGATATTCTTTACAGGTATAGAAGTTGAACGTACTCCTGCATATGGAATGAAAACTCTATTTGTTGTAGGTCTTCGAAACGTCAATGTTGTCGCTAACATGGCCAAAGACAAGTTGTGTGAGCACATTTATCTCGGTGCAAATCAAAGTTTTGATCCAGACATGGAAATGAGAACCAGTGGGTTTGAACTGTATGATGTGGTTACACCCTGGGATAAATTAGCAACTGAACTGGTTGATCGCGGATTTATGGTTACATTAGATTTTGATGTAAGGCATGTAGAAACTGTATTAGAAATGACCTGTGCAAGTCACAACAATTTTATTCCACAAATTTCAGTAAAAATTCCACATGCAAGGTTGTTTAATTATAATGCTATGGTTAAAATCGATGATAAGGATTTCAACGCCAGCAATCCAGGAGTATGGTGTCATCCGTTGCACACCTTAATGGATAGAGCTGTGTTTACAGATTGGAATCAATACAAAAAGGATAAGCCTCTATGAACTATGACCTATTAGAACTCAAAGAAAAACTATTTGCTGATTATAGAAATACTATAGAACTAGCAAAAAAACTAAAAATACAGTGCAAAGAAGATAGAGCTGCTCTGGAGAAACTACAGGTAGAAGCTGCTGAAACAGAAAAGAATGCACTCTATATGCGCGATCTAATTGATTATATGATTAAAAATGATCTCGATCCTGTTACTGCAAAACTTAAATTTCAAAAGGAAGATTATAATAGAGACACGAACATATATCATCATCCTGTTTATACTGCTAGCAGCGCAAGTTCAATAGGTTCGTCTGGCGGGTTATCAGTTGGATCAATTGGAAGTATTTCATTAGCCAGCGCCGCAGGTTTAGCAAGTGCTTCTTCTATAGTACCAAACGGTGGTTATACGATTACACTTAGCGACGATGGTTGTTAGATATAGACGTTACGACCTAAATAAAGTATTATGTAATATATTGCAACCCTCTGCATTAACATCGGGAGTAACCATTAAATGAAAACAAGTGAAATTATCCGTAACCGTATCAAGGCTGCGGGGGCAAGATTCAATGCGAATGACAATATTAGTGATTTTGTTAGCAAAGATGAACTTACACAATTGATTGACGAATTAACTGGTAAATTTGAAGATGTATTAGACTCCCTGATAATTGATCGCGAAAATGATCCAAATTCCCGAGAAACTGGTAAACGTCTGGCAAAGATGTATGTAAATGAACTAATGCGAGGTAGATTTTATTGTATTCCAGAAGCAACTGCATTTCCAAATGATTCAGCTGAGCGTTATGAAGGTATGTTGGTTGTACGTAGCGAATTAAACAGTGTATGCAGTCATCATCATCAACCAGTTAAAGGTGTTGCATATATTGGTATTATTGCACATAAGAAACTGATTGGATTGAGCAAGTATACTCGTATTGCACAGTGGTGTGCTCGTAGAGGAACACTACAAGAAGAATTATGCAATGATATTGCAACTGAAATTCAAAAAGCCACCGACAGTGACAATGTTGCTGTTTATATACAAGCTACTCACGGGTGTGTAGAAAATCGGGGATTGTGTGCTCATAGCTCATTGACACAAACTACAGTATTACGAGGTGCTTTTAAAGAAGATCAAAGTACAAAGAAAGAATTTTTTGACAATATTAAATTACAACAAGAATATGCATCAAAATAACTATTCACAGAGGGAATTATTATGTTATCAATTGATTCAGTTGAAGTTAAAACAGATCCACGTACTTTTACACCACATATGCATGTGAGTTTTGTCTTAAACATAGAAGCTGTCAGAGGAAGACTAGATCGTCCAGAAGATGATCTGGCACTTATCATCGGTCAGGAAGTACTTAATCAAACCAAACTTTGGCATGCATTACGCAATTCTAACGAGGTGTCTTATGAAATGGCTTGACAAATGGATCGCTAAAAAATGTCGAGAGGCTTGGAATAATTCAAGGTCTATTGATACCTTAACACTTGATCATCCTGCCCCTATCCCATGTAAAGCAGATAAATCTTTCATGGATAGTAGAAAGTCCATCAGCTTTCAAATGCAACCTGCTAACGGTGGAACAATAATTGAAGTTTCTCATTACGACAGGTCCAGAGATGAGTGGGAAAGAGAGTTGTATATTATAAACGAAAACGATAATTTTGTAGAGACTCTCAGCGGAGTTATTACACAATATAAACTCACACATGGTTAAATGAGGTTTATGATGAAAATTGTTAATAATTGGACTGGTACTGTAGTTGAACAAGATGGGGAACTATGGTTGGTATTTGAAAAGGAGTTAATGGATGAGCTTAGATGGCAAGAAGGAGACAACATTGTCTGGGACATGGACGACGATAAAAAAGTGGTTGTCGTCAAAAAAGAAATCAACACAGGACCCACTGAGTGATTTGTCTGTAAACACAATAGATTTTAGGATCGACGATTATATGTACTACAATAATACCATGTGTAATAGCATTTACGGAGCCGGGGGTGGTAGTTCGGGAGTGTACAATATTGCCACTGGCGGTTCGTCAGGTACTTATTCAATAAGCACCAGTCCATCAGTTGTGTACCCCACAACTACAACCACTACGACTGGCGGAACTTATGCAGGAACTAGTACTGGATTATGGAATACCAGTTATGCAAATCCAACGGTAAATGCTGGCTTCGACTCTGATATTACACTATCTCGCACGGGTAGGCCCGATCTAAAAATTGGACAAATGATAGACTTGATTTGCGAGCATCTTAATATTATTGTACCAGATCAGAAGTTGATGGAAGACAATCCTTCTCTTAAACTAGCATATGAACACTATCAAGAAACCGTGGCTAAAACTGTAATGAACCCAGAAGTAAAAGCCGCAGCCGATAGTTATCGTACAATTGAAAAATTGGTTAAAGAAACAGAGGAAAAATAAAAACTCTCAATAAATAGTCGTGCAGTTCGCGAGGTTCCCGCCCCCAACTGCTCTACCGCTTGTATGGAGCAACAGCATGACTATTTACACAAATTTTCCATCAGAATTCTATGTGTATGCATACCTACGATCATCTAACTTCACACCATATTATATAGGAAAGGGTAAAGATGATAGAGCATGGAAACCACATAAAAGATTAAATGGCCAAGATCTACTTCCAAAAGATAACTATAGAATTGTTATATTAGAATCTAATTTAACACATATCGGAGCATGTGCAATTGAACGACGTCTAATCAGATGGTACGGAAGAAAAGATATCGGAACTGGAATTTTGCAAAATAGAACAGATGGCGGCGATGGGGCATCGGGTATTAAACAAAGCGAAAGTTCAAATCAAAAGCGTCGAGATAGACAATTAGGTAAACCTAAGCCAAATTTAAAAGATAAACTGGTGGTTTATGACACTGTCGATTTAATTAACAAACAAATTGATGTAAATGATTACTATTCTAATCTTAACAGGTATAAAACTGTTGCTAAAGATAAGGTTTTAGCATTTGATACCATTGAAAAAGTTAATAAATTAATTAATAAAAAAGAATTCGATGGTTCAAGATATGTTGGACAAACAAAGAACTTAACAACGGTGTTTGATACAATATTACAAAAATTTGTGCAATTACCAACCAATATTGTTAAAAATAATTCCAGATATAAAGGTCCTTGTACAGGTAAACAAAACGTCATAAATCGTGTAACAGGTGTTCGCTCACAAATTAATACAACTGAATTTGACACTAAAGTTTATATTAAGTTAGGTGATAATAGATATTATTTTAAAGCCTTTGATACTGTTAAGGATCGAATAAAAAACTTGCATGTATTTGAATGGAATCATATTGATCAAAAAAGATATTCTATATTAGAACTTGACAAATTTGATAGATTATGTCAGACTTACTTATAAAATAATGTTTAGACCGTGGATTTAAATCTTATGACCAAAATTAAAACAAGTGAACTTTTTTGGAGCATTCAGGGAGAAGGACAATATATAGGAGTTCCTAGTATATTCCTACGTACATTTGGGTGTAACTTCACTTGTTCTGGATTTGGATTGCCTAGAGGTGAATTAAGTTCAGAGCCAGATAAGATTGCTAAAGCTCTTACACAAAATATAACCTATGAAAATTTACCATTAGTATCAATTGGGTGCGATTCATATGCGTCATGGCATCCTGCTTTTAAAAATTTAAGTCCTATGATGTCTATTAACGAAATCATAACTCGTATGAAAGATTTGCTACCAAACGGTAAATTTGGTAGGGACAAGCATTTAATTATTACAGGCGGAGAACCATTATTAGGATGGCAAAGAGCATATCCAGATTTAATTAATTCTATTGTAGAAAACAAAATGAACCTAACACATTTAACTTTCGAAACCAACGGTACTCAAAAGCTACATAAAGAATTTAGTGATTATCTTTACAGACAAGCAAAAGATGCAGGATTAGAAGTTACGTTTAGTATTAGCGCAAAACTTCCATGTAGTGGCGAATCATTTGAAAATGCAATACTTCCCGACGTAGTAAAGGATTATTTGGATATCCCAAATAATCGCAGTTATTTTAAATTTGTTGTTGCAACTGAGCAAGATGTTAAAGATGTAGAACGTGCTGTTGCACTTTATAAATCAGCTGGGATTGATATTCCAATTTATTTGATGCCAGTTGGCGGCGTCAATAGTGTTTATGAATTAAATGAAAGAGCCGTAGCAGACTACTGCCGAGATGTGGGATTTAGATTCTCTCCGAGAATTCAAGTTCAGCTTTATCGAAATGCCTGGGGAACGTAATATGATACCATTTAAAATGTGGCCAGGATCATGGGGCCTTAAAGGAAAAACTCGTGCTATTGCACAAGCAGAGTATGAGCTGGAAGGTTATGAGCTTGAGCATAAATTAGCTGAAATTAACCACAGTGATCCAACTGAATTATCCAAGGCTATTCTTGAAATAGACTTAAAATACAAAAAAATAAGTCAGTATGATTTTGATCACAAACACAACGATTTATTCAATGAAGTTGGATCAACAGCTCACTCTATTGAAAAGTTGAACACTGAATTAAAGCACAATAAGATAGATGACTATGCATATGATAAGGGCATAGCTGAGCTAACAAGTCCCACTAAGGAAAAGAATTTAGCCATACTTGAAGTAGAGTTAAAGTATCAACGTATTACTGATCAGGAATATGAAAGACGCAAAGCCGACATTAATGAAGAGCCGTGGATAGCCATGCCAAAGATTGCTTGGGACCCCGTCGACTCTAGTAAAACTTATTTTGAATTAGATTACAATGATTTCTTCTTGGATTTTTTGCGTGAGAATGGTTATCAAGGCACTGATGACGAGTGTATCAATCGTTGGTTAAATGATGTATGTTATAGTGTTTTACAAGAAATGGATCAACCCGAGCCAGAGATGATTAACACCATAAGAAAAATAAGATTACCAGATGGTAAAACTGAGCACAGTTAAATTATAAGATAAATATTACCATGGAACCTACGTTAGATGATATAAAAAGAAACGGTACTTGGTTCTGTCTTATGACCAAACAACCTGCATGGGGTATCACTGACCTAATATCTAACATGGGCTCTGATATAACAGGAATAGAAATAGGTGTTCAGATTGGTTTAAACAGTATGATGTTAATAGATATTTGTACAAATATTTCTAAAATTTATGGTATAGATCCATATATACCATTTGCAGATTGTGATGGTAGATTTATCACACAGGCTGAACAAGATCACAATTTGAAATTATTAGATCAGTCTATTTCTGCAATGGGTAATAAATTTAAATTATTGAAAATGAAAAGTGTTGATGCGGCCAATATGTTTGAAAATGAAGCCTATGATTTTGTATTTATTGACGGTGATAAAAGTTCAAAAAATATGTTAACAGATTTAACACTATATGCTCCAAAAGTTAAACAAGGCGGAGTTATTGCTGGTCATGATATAGGATTTAAAAGTGTTAGTGTTGCAATACAAGCATGGGCTAGAGGCAATAATATTGATTTTAATACAATACATATTATTGAAAATCAATCATGGTACTGGATAAAGACATAAGTATATCTGTTCGATAACAACCAAAGGATTAAGACATGAGCACACCTAATTTTGACATTTATAGCTTAAAATCCACAGGTGAGTGGGATCATGATATAACATTTCAGGGTTGTTATCAACTATTAGATGTCATTAAAAATCTCGGGCCAAATGTTACAGGCGTTGAAATTGGTGTCAGATCTGGACTTAATACCTACATGATGCTGGACAATTGCGAAAATATTACCAAGCTTTGGAACGTTGACCCGTTTGCTCCGTTTTTTGATGTATTTCAAACTGTTACAGCAGAAACCCAGGAATGGTATTACAACATCTATAAAAATAATTTAAGTGTATGGGGAAATAGAACTGAACTATTAAAAATGCCCAGCACAGAAGCTGCTCTGCATTTTAAAGATCAATCACTTGATTTTATTTTCATTGATGCCGATCACAGTTTTCAAGCAACATACGATGATATTAATGCCTGGGAACCAAAAGTCAAAAAAGGCGGTATGGTAGCTGGACATGATTTTAGATTAGATGGAGTTCCTGCTGCACTAAAAAAATGGTGTGAAGAAAATTATAGAGACTTCAACAGCATTAATACTGTTAGCAATGAATCTTGGTACTGGATTAAAGAATAACAGTTGCAAAAATCTTTGTTTCCTGCTATAACTAATGAAACAAAGGATTTGTCATGGCTACATACATCATAATTGATACTCAGAATTTATTTCTCAGAATAAGGTTTGGTGTAAGAGCTCCCGATCTGGAAACACAAATTGGATTGGCATTACACACCATCTTTACCAGTATCAAAAAAGTTTGGAATCAATTTGACGGAACTCACACCGTATTTTGTCTTGAAGGCCGCAGTTGGCGCAAGGACATGTACACACCCTATAAAGCAAACAGACGTGTAGCAGCAGATTCTAGAACTCCCCGAGAAGTTGAAGAAGATCAAATATTTTTTGAGGTTATGGACAAATTTATTGAATTTTTGCGTAAAAGTACCAACTGTTCAGTATTAAAACATCCTAATGCCGAAGCAGATGATATGATTGCCCGTTGGATTGCACTACATCCTGATGATCGTCACATTGTGATTAGCAGCGATAGCGATTTTCAACAGTTGATTAGTCCTAACGTGATGATTTTCAATGGCATTGCTGGTCTACTTTATACCAATAAAGGTATATACGACAAAGATGGTAACATTGCTATTAATAAAAAAGGACAGGAAATGTCAATACCAGACCCCGAATGGATACTGTTTGAAAAATGTGTACGCGGTGATCCCGGCGACAATGTAATGAGTGCGTTTCCGGGTGTACGTACTAAAAAATTACAGGAAGCATACGCAGATCGTGCTAATAAAGGTTATGCATGGAATAATCTCATGTTGAGCAAATGGTTAGATCATGAAAATATAGAACACCGAGTCAGGGACGACTACGAGCGTAACAGACAGCTGATTGATCTCACACAACAACCGGCTGATTTGGTTGACAAATTTGACTTAGCAATAATAAATGCTGTTAATGAGGAAGTTAAAAAGCAAGTCGGATTGGCACTGATGAGATTTTGTAATCAACACGGATTGGTTAAAATTGAAAAAAATACCAGCGAATATAGCCCGTGTTTTAGCTCAGCTTATACCGGCTTATTGGTTCAGGAAGATTAACCCATGACTGCATACACTTTGAAATCAATTGCAGAAAACAGTTGGATTTTACAAAAAGATGGAATGCGTATATCCCTGTTAACCGCTAAAAATGGAGAACTACAGTCAATTGGCAAATTAGACAAAAAGACCTTTAAAGACTTTGCCGAGTTAGAATTATTCATAGGAAGTAAAATAGAAGTTGAACAAACTGAAGAAGAGTCTATTGATGAAATTGGCAACATTGATGGGTATCCTGTAAAACATCTGGGCGCTGTAGAGGTTAAGCACGAGTCATTGCCGGCATACAGACGATCCACTACGTCAAACACCCTGTATTCAGCTGGATATTACGGTGTAAAATTTCCAAATGGCTGGGTAACAAGTTACTGTCCTAAAATGTCAACACTAAATGAAAATGAATTCTTAGGACCATTTAAAACCAAATTAGAAATGCAAAACAGCATCAGTCAAAAGAAAAAGGCAATCGACATATGAGTGAACATTTAACAACAGATGGCATTCATCTATTCTTAGAAAAGTATAAGAATGCTCGTAGTTTTAATAGCAAAGAAATTCGATTAACTATACAAGAAGCCGAACAACTATCAATTGGAATTGGACTACTACTAAGTAGATATCAAACTCTATCTGATCGAGTAATTGAATTACAAGAAGAATTATTGAATCCGCAAGAAGTTTCAATGAGCGGAGGCGAGTTTTAACTCTATGAAATTTTTCACAGTAAACAATAAAAAATACAGCAAGATAATATCTCCTTATTGTGATCTCGAAAATGGTCCCTGGGTTGCAGGAGGTAGTGTACGTAAAATTTGGGAAGGTAAACCCTGGCAAAATCAAGATATAGATTTTTTCTTTAAAAATCCCAATCAATACAGCAGATTACGGGAACGCATCGGAGAATTTGGTCAATTAAACAACAGTGTGTACGAAACTCAAAATGCTTCATCTTTTACTATAAATATCAACCCAATCGCAGATAAAAGACTCAGACATGAGTTTGATCTATTAGAAGATAAATTACCCAAAGAAGATCTCATTAAAATTCAATTGATATGTAAACAATGGTATACAAGTGCATTAGACGTGATTAATAATTTTGACCTGGGAATAAGTCAATTTATCACTGACGGAAATACTATTATTGCTAGTGATCAGGCCGTACAAGATCATGCCGACCGTGCAATAAGAGTTGGTAAAAATTATCTTGGCAAGATTAACCCGCTTCGAGTGGTAAAATATGCAGCATACGGATATGATCCAGATCCCGATTTATTTCTAAGCTGTTTACAAACAGCTATTCAAGATGGGGTAAATGATGACAGTTACTGACATTGAACAGGCTAGAACACTGAGCTTGTTAACAGAATCACCTCATTTGATTGTTAATGATCAAAAACATGTGGCATTTGCAGGGTACGTGTTTACCTACAGCACATTTGCTACGGTATTCATGTGGGCCATGTGTGGTCAAGTGATATATAAACGTATTTGGGCGGAACAAGAGGGTGCTGTACAGTCAGTTAAGGATCTAAATCCTCATGACACTAGACTACAAGCCATGTCTGACAATAACGTGGGTAATTATTTAACTAGTCAACTGACTATTGCTATGTCAAAGATGAATCCCGGTGATATGGAAAAAATGATTGAAAAAATGTTGGAAGAAGTGGTTTAATTTTGAATAATTAACTAAATACTTTTGTATAGTTAACTAAATACTTTACTAAACCAAGCTAATTTTAGTCTAATAAATCCTCGCAAATACTTCTCTTTGATTCAGATTTTATAAATATTGTGTCGAAGAAGGATGATCTATGAGTAGACCAAAGCCAAATGTTCTGTTAAATTACACAGATCCAAAGACTTTTAAAAGCGAACAAGTATTAGAAGCAACTGGTATATATGCTGTATTCTACCAGGGCAAACCCATTAACTTACGAACATTAAACAGTGTTGTAAATTATCCAAATTTAAAATACTTAAAAGTTAGTTTTAGTAACCCAGGACATGCCTTTAATCTTTGTACTAAACTTAACAAATTATTTAAAACTGATCAATTTTCAGTAGTTTTACTCAGTGGCGGTGAAATTATTGTTGAAAATCAAAAATAATTCAAATTTTATGCCATACAAATTTTTTGTGACCAACATCCCAAATTTTATGATAACCTAGCTGTTCAGTTATTTGAGATTCTGTTAAATCACTATCAAAGCCCTGTTCGATTAATTTTTGTTTTGTAAACTTGAATCTATGTAATCTTGTTACAAAATCTTTACTATACCAATAACCTGGTGGTGTAATAGAATCAAGTGTCATCCCAATCGATTCATAAACTTTTCCAGTACCCCATCTTAAATCGCAATAACTGAATATAAAATCTGGATTATACTCGTTGATAAATTTTTTGAAAATTTTTCCTGCAATACCGGGTATATTGCCTAATGATGCAAATCTTAATAATTCCCAGCCTTGACATTTATGTATAGCTCTATTTTTACCAAAACTCATTGCTGCTACTAATTTATTATTATAAAATGCGCCATATCTGATAGAAGATACACAAGACCCTTGTATATGTATATTATTCATAAATTGATTATAATCTTTTGTAGATATTGACTGTATTATACATTGTCTGGCATTACACGTTTTTTCTGATTTATTTAGAAAATGTTTTAATCTATTCTTTACAATATTTTGTTTAAATTGCCATTCATCAGAAAATATCTGTATAAGTCGTATCCCCTGATCATTACACGTTTTCCATTTATTAAAATGAGAAAATTTTGTTTTACATCGTTTTTCAGTATGCCAGTATAATCCATTAAATTCTATACCCAAGTTGTAATCCGGTAACCATATATCAATTTCTTTTGGCGGAATAATATATCTGACATTTTGCAAAACATTGGTTATTCCTAAACTGTAAATGAAATTTACAAGTTGTTTCTCCCCAAGTGATGACAATTTTCCACCAGGAAAACATTTTGGGCAAATAGGATCAGTGCCATCATCTATATGGTCTATAAATGTTGTCAAACAACTATTGCAAACCCACGGATATTTTTGATCTACTTTATCGTAGTCATCTACTGTGAACAACGGAGTTGCTGATGTTACCCTGCTGAATAAATTTTCAAAAAATACTTTGTTGCGTGTGCTTGTGCGTTTTGATACAACATCGTGATTTTGTTGTACCCATTCTACTCCATATTTTTCTAAATTTGTTTGTTTAATCTTCTCTCTAAAACTTGGTAAATTCCAAATATTATCAACACCATATTTGTCTAAATAAGTCTTTGTACGTTTATCTGCTACAGATTTCCAATCTACATCCTGTATCTTTAAATTATACTTGTCTTTAAATTCAGGACATTGCAATGCATGCGGGAACCCATGTCGATTGATCATAGTTTGGTGTCTCTTATCAACTATTGCTTGCTTATCCTGGTCTGATCGATTGGCATTTGCTATGTTATGTTGATTTTTAACTTCATCTGAACTCGCTGAACACTTGGTTGAACAAAATTTTCTGTATCCTTCGGTTCGATCAATATATTTTAACTCTATGTTACAATGAGAATTAGCACATCTAGGTCTCTCAGATAAACCATTCAGAAATAGATACAAATTTTCCGCATATCTGTTGTAAGGACCAGTTGATAATTGTTTGTCAAGAAATGGCCAATTGCTTGATATTATTTTTCTATACTTTACATAAGATTTAGCATTCGATATGGCCGCAGTTACTTCATTGATGAGATTATTCATACTATATTTATATTAAGTTAGTTTTTCAAATACAAGTCATAATAAATAAATTCATGGTATCATATTATATAAATATTTTTGGTAATATGTTAACCTCAAATGAAAAAACCAAAAATTATTAATAAAGCATTAATAATTGAATCGCAGGATCCAAAACAATTCTGCTTGCGTATGGTTACCGAAATACAACATGCAATTGACCCAAGTTTTTTAGAAAATCTAAATTTGGACAGAATCCGAAGGTACTTTTTCGTAGGACAAGGTTGGAGGCTTACTGCTACCGGATGTACTACCATAGCCGACAATTACATACACTATACCAGCAAAAATGAAAAAAATAAGGTAATAACTGGTAAGTTACTGTTAAATATGGATAATGCTGTAGGCGGACCATGGTTTATCCGCGGCTCACAAATAGTTGTATTCGATCCAACTGCTCACTTTGAATTGGAAATGGTCGGTGGGGATTTGAACACTTTTGTGGATTTTAAAAATTCTAAATAATTTGGTTTTAGATCAAAAATACCAGTTGACACAATCGCTATCCTCGTATAACGTAATTGAGTAATGACAAACCATAACGAGGTAATTACAAATGAGCACAGCCAAACAGCAAAAAATTATTGAACATTCCACAACCACTCCAAGCAAGCTAAAACTTGCTATTCAACATTCATTAAAGCGTAAGCGTCCATTATTCATTTGGGGTGCACCGGGTATTGGTAAATCCGACATTGTTGCAGAAGTTGCAAAGACTCAGGGTCGTCCATTAATTGACATCCGACTTCCACTCATGGAACCAACAGATATCCGCGGTATCCCACATCTTATCGATATCAAAATCACCGATGCTAAAGGCAACGTCGTTAAGGACGAAAAAGGTGTTCCACTTACAGAAAAAGTGTTTACATGGAGCAATCCAAGTGATCTTCCAACGGATCCAAATAGCAATGCATTGGTTTTCTTTGATGAGATGAGTGCTGCACCACCCAGCGTCCAAGTTGCTACATACCAAATCATTCTTAATCGTCGTATTGGTCAGTATCAGCTGCCAGAGAACGTGGTAATTGTGGCTGCTGGTAACCGCGTTAAGGACAAGGGTGTTGCATATAACATGCCAATGCCACTGGCCAATCGCTTTACACATCTTACTCTTGCAGTAGACTTTGATGACTGGAAAGAGTGGGCACTGATTAACAGAATCCATAAGGACGTTGTTGGTTACTTGAGCTTCCAGCCAAATGATCTCAACGTGTTTAATCCTGGCTCAGAGAGCATGGCGTTTGCTACACCTCGTTCATGGTACTTTGCTAGCGAACTGATCCAGGAGACTGATGAGGACGGTAATGTAATTGATACCACACTGCCAAGCGATGTGCTTGCAGATCTTATCAAAGGTACTGTAGGCGAGGGTGCTGGTATTAAATTTATGACTTATCGTCAGCAGGCTGCTAACTTGCCACATGCTAAGGATGTGCTAACTGGCAAGGTTACCAAGTTGAATGTAAAGCAGATTGACATCATGTACGCATTGACTACTGCTCTTACATACTACTTGGCGGATAGTGCTAAGAGTGCTGAACAAGCCAAACGTGCAGGCGACTCAAAACCGATGGACGAGTTCCATAAGCAAGTGGATACATTCTTTGAATTTGTGATGGCAAATTTTGAAGACGAATTAGCCGTGATGGGTGCTAAGGCAATTCTTGGTACATATAAACTACCTATTATGGCTCCAAAACTTAAAAGTTGGACGACCTTCTGCAATCGGTATTCTGACTTGATCCCAAATGTACCGTAAATAAGTAATATAAAACAATTAGGGAGCGGACGAGAAATTGTCCGCTTTCTTGTGTTTACACCTATCCATATGATCTTTATATACTAACGATCAATTTTAAATGTTTATTAATTGATTTTTCAGCGACTTTATATGTTCTAACATATTCTTTGCATCATCTATAAATTTAACTGCATCGGGGTCTGTTGGCTCTACAAAAACAACCTGTGTTCTTTCATATAATTTTGCTTCAAATTCTTCGATATTTGGTAACATTTGTTTAATTCTATGGGCCGACTTTTGTTTTATTAAGAAGTTTATAACTTCGACAATTGTGTTGTAATCGTCATTTATATCTAAAGGTTCGCCTATAAGTTCTAACCAAGTTAAATCTTCCTGTGTCCACTCATATGCTCTCATGATTATTCTCTAAATTTTTCAAATTTTCTGCAATCATTTCTTCTTTAAACTGTTCAAATTTTTTCCGTAGTTCGACGATTCTACGTTTTGAATCCACTAATTGCTGGATTAATTCTGGCGTTACTTCAACATACCCCGGTCCGGGTTTAGTAGGCGATTTAATTATTGGTAGTTTTTCCATCGATATCTCCAATTCTGTTATAATATTTATAAACAAAATAGTTGACACTCTCCTTAATTCTGCTATCATAACATTGTTATTAAATCGTATATAATAACCGACACAACGCGATCTAGTAGCCAAAAAAATCAGTCAGGCACGTATTAAATTGTTGTTTGCCCGCCTTATTTTATTGATTTTTATTTAGATTTTTCAAAGATTTCATAATCTTTTTAATTTTTTGTTGATTAGCTTTAGACTCCCGAATCATTTGTTCTATTTTTTCAATAATTTTTAATCGATTTTCTAAATTATATTCTTTATTGTTGCCCATTTTAAAATCCAAATTTATTTAGGCGACCAATTAAATTTATAATTACCGCAATCATAAATCTTAAGGTATCCGGCGTCAGACATTATTTGTTCTTCAGTTTTAGATTGATCAAACCCGAGTTTTATCAATCTAGACTTAACGAATGAGGTTCTGTGATATCTTGTATGGTTTTTAAAATACCAGTAGCCGGTGTTTCTGTCGTTTTTAGTAACATTGGTAAACCCCAATGCTTCATATAATTTGCCATTACTCCAACATCTATTAGCATAGCTAATAACTCGTGTTGGATTATGATCTTTTATAAATCTTTTGAATAATTTACTAGCACCGCCGATTACGGTGGATATTGAACAATACCTAATTAATTCAAAACCATCTTTAGTATATCTCGACTTACCAAAACTCATGACTGCTATTAAAATGTCATTATGATAAAGACCATATACAATTGACGCAGATGCATACCCTTGAAGATGATATTTTATACAAAAACTTTTATATTCAGACTTATTAATTGTTTTAATTGAACAATTCCTTGCATAAATTCTATCAGATATACCTAAAACAGATTTTAAACGAGATTTAATTATATCTTGCTTGTTTATCCATTCATCTTCAAAAATTTGTATCAACCTTATACCTTTATCACGACTCCTGATAAATTTATCAACGTGATAATTCGGATCTTTCCATTTAGACGAGTGCCAGTAAATACCATTAAATTCTACTGCTATGTTCTTTTCTGGTAACCAAATATCAAACTCTTTGTCCCCCAATATTTCTTTTGTATTTCCCTCCACAGACAAACCAAGTGACCCTATCCATTCTCTTAATTCAATTTCATTTTTAGATACAGACTTTGGATTGCAATTTAAACATCTGGGAATTCTACCGTAGTCCACATGGTCCAAAACCTCTTGACCACAAAAATTACACTTCCATTTATAAAAGTTTTTTCTAAAACAACCAGTATACTCGTCTCGAGTAAATGCCGGAGTTACATAATCCTTTACGCGATCAATTACCGCTTGATATCCAATATCCTGTAGTTTTTCATTTAATTTTGATCGCATCATGTCATATGATCGGTCCTGCATTGTTAATTTTCTTTTATTTTTAATATTACAATTTTTGGATGGATTATCAACTCCGTATTTTTCTTTCCAAGTTTCCTTTCTTTTTTCAAGTATCGTTTTAATTGTTTCAGCATCAAGCGGTATGTGATTAGCTTCATAATGCTCTTTATGACATTGACACTTATCTACGGTGTTGCAAAATTTATATCCATTATCATACGCATAAAAAATTCGAACATTTCCATATTTGCATTCAGGTGTTTCCCCTGTTAACACCGCATTTATCCGTTCTTTTACAGTTGCAGAAGGTGATAAATTTTTGGTTTCGTTTACTAACCAATCGTAGAGTGGATAATTGCTGTTGCTTTTTACAACTTGTCCGAGCACCCTGTTATCAGTAACGGCGATTATTTGTTTTAATTTTTCTAACACTGATCAAAAGCTCCGTGTAAGTTAATGTTTATTTATACTGTATTTTTCTATTTTTTACCAAATTTTCAATTGATTTTTATTTGGTATATGCTAATATAACATTGTTATTAAATCGGAGAATGCTATGACACAACGCGATCCAGTAGCCAAAAAAATCAGCCAGGCACGTATTAAACTACTATTTGCACAGCCGTTTTTCGGCAACCTTACCATGCATCTTAAACTGGTAGATGCTACTGATGCAGGTTGGTGTCCAACCGCAGCAGTAGACGGGCGAAACATTTATTATAACAGAGATTTTTTCGGTGAACTGGATGTCGACGAGATTGTATTCGTTTTATGCCATGAAGTCTTACATGTGGCATTTGACCATTTTGGACGTAGGTCACATCGTGATCCCAGCTGGTGGAACATGGCCAATGACTACGTGATTAACGGTACACTGGTTACTGACAAAATTGGCAAGATGCCTATGAAGAAGGTAGTAGACGATAACATAAAAGATGACAACGGTAAAGGTGCTCAGCGTGTTGGACTCTATGATGCCAAATATGTAGGCTGGAGCTCAGAAGCTGTTTACGATGACTTGGAGAAGCGTAAGGTCAAAAAAGAAATGACCCTGGACGTTCATATTGACATGGGCGATGACAAAAAAGGTGGCAACAAAGACGGTAAGAATCGTATTCCAATTGATATAGACGGCGACGAGCTAAAGAAGATCAAAGAGGAGATGAAGGGTAAGATACTACAGGCTGCTAATGCTGCGGCAGGTCGTATGCCAGCTGGTCTACAGCGTCTCATTGATGACCTTGTTGAACCCAAGATCAATTGGAGAGATTTACTACAGCAAAACATTCAGTCATGTATCGTAGATGATTTTACATGGTCTCGTCCAAATCGTAAACATATGTACAGTGGTATATTCCTTCCGGTATTGGACAAAGATGAAACTATCGATATTCAAATTGCTATAGATATGTCTGGTTCGATTTCAGACGACATGGCTCGAGATTTTATGAGCGAAATTCATGGAATTATGAGTGCATATCATGATTATAAAATTGGCATTCTTTGCTTCGACACTGAAGTATATAATTACCAGGAATTTACGCAAGAGAATGCAGACGATCTACTCTCATATAAGCCAAAGGGCGGCGGTGGAACTGACTTCATGGCGTTCTGGGATTATTGGATGGAGAATAACATCGAGCCTAAGAAGGCTGTGGTGTTTACTGATGGGTTTCCTTTTTCTTCTGGCCCTAACGGTGGTTGGGGACCAGAGAATTATTGCGATGTCTTATGGATTATCACTGAAGGCGCTAAGACTCGTGTAAAACCTCCGTTCGGAACCTGGGCGTATTACGAGCCAAAAGTCGGTGTAGAGGAAGTGGAGGCTGCTTAAATTATACGTGAAGCTACTCGTTTCTGAGTAGCTTCTTTTTTCTTTTCTGATAATTTTTGAGTCGTACTATTTTTAGTTTTCATTCCAAGACATGAATTTCTAGATGGTTGACAACACCATTTTTGATTATTTTCAAATTTAAAATGTGCTATACTCCCACAGGTTCTACAAATACCAAAATCATGCTCATAGTACCTAACACTAGAAACTTGAATCTTTTTGTGTAGAATTTCGTTGATATTAGGTAATACTTTTGCAGAATAAAATTTATTATATTCAGTTATAAGCTCGTGTATTTCAATAGAATTCCTATAGGATTTTGATGTATTTTTTGATGCCGATAAAATTACCAAATTGGTAATATCGCCTATTATATGAGCAGGAATTGAATTTATATAACCGTTTTTAATACTGAATTTATGATCCAAATGGAATTTATCTCCCCTTGTACGATTTGGATCTAAGTTATCTCTATGTAATCGATACATGTAATTACTAATTTTCCATACCCGACGATTATATTCTTTTTCTGATATTTCAATAATATCCTGACCTTTTGAATCGTTTATTAATTTGTCAAAAAAATCATCCCATTGTTTAGATCTTATTTTTGCAATTTTTAATTTAATTTCAGGAGCCTTGCTCGGGTTATCTACACCATATTTAGTTATAGCTGATTCTTTTTTCTTTTGTTTAACTAACTCTAATTGACTTGTATTTTCAACTCCTAGTAATGTCTTCATATCCGACATTGAACATCTTTGAGAACAATATGTGTGATATTCCTTTTTTATTCTCGAATAAGTAACAGTGTTTTTACACATTTTACATTTAGGTCTATATTTGATATCATTGGTATAACAATATAAACGCTCAGTTAATGTTGCAGGATTCAAAAAAGACGTAACTGATACAAGTTGGTTTAACAAGTTCGGATAGTTACTTTGCAGCCATTTTAATCTATAACCATGATATATGGTATCTGCACCAATAGATTCTAATAGACTAGTAACGTTATCGTAACTATAATTATGCATAGCTGTTGCTCCTTATTAGCAATAGAGCTAGTGGATGTCCCCACATCGCGACTAGCATCAACTATTTATTTTACAATCTTTCAACAAGTTAAATCAATTTACTAAATAATCACATGAGACAATGGGAAATAGAATTAGCCGAAGATTTGAATAAATGGAACCACGATCCATTTATTCAAAGAATTAAAAAGATAGCTGCATATACTGTACATAATCAATTACAGAATATAGATTTAGACAATCTCACATGGGAAGATTGGGATAAAATAATCGAAGATTGTTATAACAACTTGGTTCAGGTCCCAGATGATTCTGAATGAAATTGATTTTGAAATAACAAAATCCCATGTAGATCACACTCTCAGTTCAATACATGAGAGTTTTAGTAGCGGTCATATAACCAAAGATGAGATGATTGAACAAGCATCAGACTTGCTTAATAATCTTAATACTGAATTACGATTATCAGAAGTTCCTGATAAGAATCTAACAAAATTTATACCAATAGTCTTACAAATAAAAATCTTTATTAAAGAATTTAGTTAACAAATTAAATATTGCGTAATATATAAACGATCATAACATTATGTTATGAGAGTTAATCTTAAAAGACCGGGATTCAGAGACACTAGACGCCTCGTATTCATTCATTTAGTAAATCAATTGATTGAGGATTATGACCTCGACCAATATCAAGCCAAAGACTGGATTAAAACACCCGAAGGTTTAAATATCTTTGTAAAATATCTAACTGAATTGGGTTATCGTGTTAAAACCTATGCTTGGCCCAGTGAAAAAGATCCATATAGTGCTGGATTAGAATTTGACGATGACGATCCATTAATCGTAGCATTAAAGTTGAAATACCATAAAGATGATTAGGAGATTCCATTATGAATCCAGAAAACGTTACCAGATTACTTAATATAGCAACCAAAGTAAATGAGATGGCTAAAACTGCTGGTAATATCCAACTCGACGATCAAGCACATAGCACCGTTACAAGTCATTTGGACAATGCAGAAAACGTAATCAACTTGTTGTCAGAAAGTTTGAATCTATTTGGCGGTAATAATGGCTAAACCAGCAGACTACCAAATTCAACTTGCAGATCTTACAGCCAAACTCTGTGGGTTAGTAGCTGAGCGTTTGGCCTATTGGTCCAAGGACATGCAGCCCAATGAACGTCGTAGAATTTTAGATATGATAGAAGGGCAGTTGCCTGAGGTAGTATCTAATACTATCGCAAAAACTCCGAGTCTACACAGTGACTCTGGTGTTAAGTATCTTGAAGAGAATCTGGAAGATTGGGCGGATACCTGGGCGAAACGTTTTATTACGAAAGACTAACGTGGCCGACGTTTGCACAGATGACAGCACTATACATATAAGATTTGATCGGGATCATTTACAAGATCCCGACGAGCAATTCGGCATTGCCGTAATGGAGCAGATGATCTGTAATACCTACAAGGGCGCTTGCATAACCAAGAACGTTGACAAATATGGATCAATAACAGATCTGTGGATCAAATTCACCAATGAGAATGATGCTATGCATTTCAAATTAAGCCGTGCCTACAATTAGGACTTGTTATGCTTGGTAATTGTAAATTATGGGTTGCTGTAATTGGTATAATAGCAGTTATATTATTTCCATTCTATCCGCCAAATGTTCAGTGTAAACAACAGGGCGGAGTGTATTTTCTAAATGGGCAATGTGGTAAATTTCATTTTGATAGAATAGAAGTTGATTAATCAACTACACCGACCAGCACTTGACTGCCCGGTGGATTAGCATCAGCTTGATCAAATTCCAATACACCATCTGTGTTACGAACCAACATCAGTCGTTTGCTGGGTTCTAGCTGTAGCTGTTCAGTGGTTCTGGTTACTATACCCGGTACTGGTTTTCTAAGTGTAGTAACCTGCGGATTGTCAGTCCAAGGTTCAGCTAACATTGGCATCATTTCCTCGGGTTTGTTTGCTGTATCCAGTATATGATTGGCTATGAGTAATCTGGCAACCGAACTAATACGACGCATTCTCAATATGGGATTTTCGTTGTGAGGTTGATATCCGGCTTTGGGTAACCAAATGCCATGATTGGTTCTGGCTATGCGATCTGCGACAACTTCTTGACACACATATTCTCTACCGCCGTTATAGCCTTCCAGCAACCAAAGTCTTTCAGAGTTGAAAATCATTACACAGCCTGTGGCATGACCTTTGAGTACTGCTACTGCACTGTCTAATGTTGGTTTGCTGAGTGCTAATTTAAACCATTCTGCATTTCTAGAAACATGATCTGTACTGTCACCGGATTCTACTACACGCAGGCTGCTGGCTATAATACTGATGCCTGCACTATTCATACCTTCTGTCCAACGAGTTTTCATGTCCATTAGTGTAACTCGTTGAATATCATTGATTTGATCTCGCAATAATTCCGTATCTGTAGAGAAGCTGCGGTCTCTATTTTTAACTCCAACCCATCCTACGCCTGGGAATTTTTTAGCGATAATTGTACACATCACATATTTATGATTGTAAACACTTGAAAATTACAGTTGACACTCGCTGAGTATATGCTATAGTAAACTCATAATAGAGGCAGCATC